GAAGTCCGAGAGACCCTTGCGCGTCTCCGCGCCGGTCTTCGCGTCCTTCGCGAGCACGAACGCCTCGCCCTTCTCTTCGTCGACCTGGACCTGCTCGCGGAGCATGGCCATGACCGCCTTGAGATGGACGGGGTTCTTGATGCCGACGGCGAGGGCCTCGCGCTGGACCCCCTCGTCCCGGATGAGCTGGCCGAGCTTCGCGCTCTTTGCCAGGGCGGCGTCCTGCGCGGCCTTGACCGCGGCGGCGGACTTCTCCTCCGCCTTCTTGGAGTCCGCGGTCACCTTGGCGACCTGCGACTCGAGCTCGGCGATGCGGTCCTGCGCCTCGAGGAGCTGACGCTCCGCGCCGGACTTGGTCGCCCGCTTCTCGTCGAGGAGCTCGCGATTCTTCGAGGACAGCGCCTCGATGCTTTTCTGCGCTTCCGCGAGCTGGCGCTCGAGGTCCTCGAGCTTCTTCTCTTCGGCCATACTCATCCCCTTCCGCCGACGCTCTGCGCCGTGCGAATGCGGGCGCTGCCCGCGGTATTCGATCCGAGGTCACGGACCCCGGCTTCGTCATTCTTCATGCCGCGCCCCGCTTCGGCAGCTCGGCCAGCGGAACGACGCGACCGTCTTTCACGAGCGCGTCGAGCGGATATCCCTGCGCGTAGAGCCGCGCGCGGGACGGCCCCAGGATCTCCACGCGGCGCGCTGGGCCTGCCTTCTCGAGGAGGTCCCGCCACGTCTCGTATTCGCTTACCTGCCCGTCCATCGAGGCCCGCGTTCCGGGCGCCACTTCGTCCGCGTCGATACCGAGCTCGCGCCAGCTCTTCAGGACCGGCAGCCATACCCCGCGACAGCCCGGGTGAGCGGGGAGCATGGTCCGCGATTCGCCCGACTTCACGATCTGCCCGTCCGCGACGCCGCAGATTAAGCAGGTGCGCGTGTCGAGCGTCTCGACGCGCTGGTAGCCCTTCACGAGATCCGCGTTCGCCGCGTACACCGCTTCGCGCGCCTGGTTGCCGACGTGCATGGCGGCGGTGCGCGCGAGCGCTTCGGCCTGCGGGGTCGTGAGCGTCATGACGCCGCCGGAGTACGTGCCCGGGATGTACGTGCGCCGCCCGTCGACCGTGCGCCAGGACGCGCGGCGGACGACGCGGCCTCGGAGCCGGCGGACCATCTGGTCGATCGTCTCGCCCTCGGTCATCGAGATCTGGATCGCGGCAGAAACGTCCGTCGTGGCGTTCACGCCGAGCGCGGCGCAGAGCATCCCGAGGGTCGAGCCTCCGGCTGCCGGCAGGGCCTTGATGCCGGCCCACAACGTCGAGGCGGGAGGGGCGGAAACCATGAGGCCGCCCGTGACGGTCTCGAGCGCGCTCTTCATCCAGTCGGCCTCTTCGGTGGCGAGGGGTTCGAGGTCGATGTGGAGCTGGCCGGACAGCTTCTCGGTCGCCGCGTTGTAGATGCGCTCGATGTTGGCCGCCGTTTCCGCGAGCCAGGCTTGCGTCCATTCGCCGCCGGTCGCGGCGATCTTGCCGAGCACCTCTTCGTGCGCCTGCTCGAGGATCGGGAGGAGCGCGCGGAGTTCCTTCGCGGCAAACCGCTCGAGGTACACCCCGCGTTCGAGCAGGTCGGCGAGGAGGCGGGTGGAGGCGTTCACGCGGCGCCCCTGGCGGCCCGGTCAGCGACCATCTTCGCCGTGGCCGCGAGCTTTTCCGCCGCATCCTCGGCGCGCCGCTCGCTCTCGGCCTCGATCTCGCTCTCGTGCTCGCCTGCGTCCTTGTCGCTGCGGATGATCTCGCCGGCGACGAGCGCCTCGAAGAGCTCCGGCTCCGACAGCGCGCCGGCCTGCCAGGCGGCGACGAGGGCGGCGAGGGTCTGCGAATCCATCGGCGTCGGCAGATAGTCGGTGCAGAGCTTGAAGCTGATCTCGCCATCCACGCCCAGCCATGCGGCCATGCCGGCAAGGGCGCGCGTGATCGCCTTCGAGACGGACTGCGCGAGCGACGCCAGGACGGAGTTTTCGCCGGCCCGGTGGATCGCCGCCGTTTCGGCCGCTTCGACTGCCCGCTTCTCCGACGCGAGGATCCGCGCGCCCAGGACGGCCATGTGCTGCTCTTTCCGCTCGAGCGCCTTGCCGAGGCCTCCCTCGAGACCGGAGCCCTCGAACTCGAGGTATTTCGCATCGCCGCCGTCGGAGAGGTGAATCCCCGAGGACGAGCCCAGGCGCACCGTGTCGACCTGGTTGCCGTCGGAGCTGATGAAATTGCCGATGAACACCGGCGTCGGTACGCCGGTCCAGTGGAGCCCGTTTTCGTAGTCGGCGGACGTCCGGTAGTGCGAGAGGTTCACGGCGACGAGGTCGACGATCGGCGATTTCTGCACCTCGCTCGTCGAGTCGACGGGCCCGACGAAGACGAACGGGATCTCGGTCGCGGCCTGCCCGCGGATAATCAGCGGGAACGTCTCGATTGCGGTCCACCCGGCCTCGAGCTTGCGCCACACGCTGACCATTACGCCGGCGGGAGTGAGGTCGAGAACGCGGATCTGCGTCGCGGTTTTTCGTTTCCACGGGTCGGCGGGATCCGGCTCATCGATCGTCTCTTCGAGCTTGACCATGGTCACGGTGTGCCGGTTGTTCACGCGGCCCGTGCGCCAGTCGAGGATCCTCTCCGCCGGATAAAAGGTCATGTACGGCCGGAGGTTTTCGGCGGTCACTTCGTCGGCGGTCCGGTCGCGTACTTCGGCCTTCGGGTATTCGACGAGGATCCCGCCGCGGCCGACCTGCACGACGTCCGACACGATGCGCCGCGCGAATTCGGGCAGGGTCTTCCCGGCGAGGTCGACGTCCTCCGCGAGGGCCGCGAGCGCGGCCGGCAGCACGACGGTCGGGTCCTTGCGGAACACGAGTCCGACGAGCCCGTCGACCGTTCGGCCCGTCGCGTTGAAGAACGCCGCGCGGAGCTTGTAGGCGGCGTACTCGGTATCCGTCTGCCCGGGGAGCCGCGGGAGGTAGGTCTCGCCCTTCGCCTTGATCTCGTCCTCTCCAGCGACGAGATCGCGGGCCCGCGTCCAGGTGGTGAGGGCCTTGTCGTATTCTGCGTGGTGCGTGTCGACTGGCATGGTTAGACCCCCAGGACCTTGACGATGCGCGCGGCCTCACGGAGCGGGAGCTCCCAGAGGATCAGGTACGCGGCGGCGTCCGTGACGTGGTCGAGTCCGAGCGACTTGTCGGGCTCGCTCGTCCCTTCGCGGTAGGTGAGCCCGTCCCATGCCTTCACGAGGTTCGGGCATTTCACGGGGTCAACGAAAATGCGCCGGATCCCCGACGCGGTCTTCATCGCCGAATTCACGGTGTTGATCTTGTCCGCGACCGGGTACGGATGCGACGGCGCGACGACGTTGAGACCAGCCGCGCGGAGGATCGTGAAGTCGGTCTGGCCGACGGGCGCCGAGGTCTTCCGCGCGTTCCCGGTCGGGTCGGGGTAGACGCGGACGGAGCGATCGGGGAAACGCGCCCGGATGGCCTTCGACATTTCTTCGGTGTTGCCGTTCGGCATGAGGAGCTCGCCGAAGAAGTGCAGCTGGTCGCCGGCGCGGATCGCGAACACGGCCGACATGGGGTTGACGTTGAAGTCCATCCCGACGAGCACCGGGCTCTTGCCGTCGTCGGCGATCGGCCGCGCGTTCTGCTCGCGGTCGTAGGCGTAGTACACCCGGCCAGTCAGTGCCTCGAAGCTCGCCTCGTACTCCTGGCGGAAGGTGCGCTCGTCGAGCTCGGAGCGCGCGACTTCGACTTCGGAATTCGGGACGTTGCCGCCGTCGAGCGTCGTGAACTGGAACGCCGCCCAGTCGTCGCGACCCTTCGCGGCGCAGTAGAGGTCGTAGAACCAGTTGTACCCGCACGGGGTCGAGATAAAGAGCGCGCGACCCAGGCGGTCAGATAGGGCGGGGCGGATGACCTCGGCCCAGGCTTCGTGCTTCTGGAACGCCGCCTCGTCGAGGACGACGAAATCGAGCCCGGGGCCGCGGAGGCTGTCGGGATTGTCGGCACCGCGCAGCGCGATAGTGCTCCGGTTCCGCAGCGTGATCGACAGGTCCGACTCGTTCTTCGCCGCGATGTATGCCGCAGGGATCATGGCCTTGAGCTTCGCCCAGGCGATCTGCTCGGCCTGCCGGTAGGTCGGCGCCACGTACCAGTTGATCGAGCCCTTGCGATTAACCGCCGACGCCATGAGCTCGAGCGCGGCGAGGTGCGTCTTCCCGAACCGGCGCCCGGCGTTCAGCGCGCGGAACCGTGCGGGGCTTGCGAAGACGCGCGACTGCGGCTTCGACATCCGAAAGCGGATCGCGTCGCTCATTCGGCGCGCCCTTCGCCCTGGACCTCGAACACGATCGCGGGCAGGTCTTCCTCGAACGCGACGACCTGCTTCGGCGTCCGGCCGCGCCAGCCGGTCACGAGCTCGAGCGCCCGGATCTGCGTCTGGCCGTCGATCGCTTCGCCGAGCACGTCTCCCGTCTTGAAGTCGAGGATCGGCTTCTTCGCGTCCATGAGCTCGCGGGCCTTCGTGATGATCGCGATGTCGTCGAGCCCGGCCTCGTCGAGCTTGGCCTGGAACTCGTCGGACTTGCGGATGCGGTGGAGGTACTGCGAGGCTCGGACCGAAGCCGTGTCCTCGCTGATTTCCTGGCCGAGCTCCCTGGCGAAAGCGAGAGCGGCACGGGTGCCGTTCCCGTGGTGCTGGAAGTAGAGCGCGAGGAAGCGCCGGTCCCGTATCGACAGGGCCTTACGCTTTACGGGCTTCGACGCTTCCGCCATTTCGCCATCCCGAGCGGCCAAACAAAAAGCCGCGCACACAAGAAGTCATCGGCCCTGCCATACGGCTGGCTTCTCGATGGCATCTTGTGTGCGCGTTCCCGCGCGGCCCGGGCCGGGGGCTCCCGTTCCCGAGGCGCCGCGGGGCTCTGTCCCCGGTCCGCTACCGGGCGGACGCCCGGGTGTCGGTCCTCGGTCCGGGCGCTCGCTTCCGCGAGCTCGTCGGCGTAAAAGGAGCGCAACAGCCGTTCCGCGTCGACCTTTCGCTTCATTCGAATTCCCTCCGGTAGCGCCGTTCCAAGGCCCGCTTCAAGACCGCGACCCGCCACTTGATCGTGCCGAGCGGGATGGCGAGTCCCGGCCTCGTGGTAGTCGTGCTGTCCACTCCGAACGTAGCGCGTTCGGCGCGATTCGTCAAGGGCCCCGTGTTGCCTCTCGGGATTTTTCAAGCGCGCGCCGGAATACCGCCTCCCAGTCGACCATCACGAGTTCGGCCGGATCGTCGGCGGGTTCAGGGAGTGCCGTGTATCGCGTCGGGTCTATCCGCTTCGAGTGCGTTTCGAGGGCCTCGGGCTTCGCCTCCTCGAAGTCGGCGACAGCCGGCGCCTTGCCGTATTTCGGCGAGAAGGTCCGGAGGAGCGACGCCTTGAGCGCATCGAGGTACGCCGGCGCGCACGCAGCCAGGTACTCGATCACGTCGGCCCGCTGTCCAGCCGGATACGGGGCGTAGTAGCCTTGGGCCCATTCGACAAACTGCTTGACCGTCATACCGGCGCTCCGAGCTCTTCGGGGATCCAGGAGGTGTCGGCGCGTTCGCGGCGCTTCTCGTACTCGACCATGAGCCGGTCGAAAATCCCGGCGGCTGAAATCGCCGAAGGGGTGAATGGCTGGCCCCGCCAGAATGGCGTCCCGGTTTTCCGGAGGGTGAGAAAAAGCTCGAGGATTTCGCGGGTGAACTCTTCGGGATTTTCGGGTTTCCGGTCGCGGATCATCTTGCACAGCCGCTTGGCGGCGGCGCCCTCTTTCGCGTAGTTGGCGAACCGTTCGGCCACGGCCAGGCACGAGTCCATGATCGGCTTGTACAGCGGATCCACCGGGGCGGCCTTTGGGTCGGCTGGCTGATCGGCAAAGGGTTCGTCCGGGAAGCTGGCGGTCAGGTCGGCGTCGCTGATAGCGGTCGGGCCGCGAAGCGGAACGGGCGCCATCTCTTCTTGGTTCTTTTCTTTACTTTTCTTTTCTTTTCTTTGTGTAGTTTCCTCGCTACTTTCGGCAGCGTTCGCGGGGTTTCCTCTATACTTTTCAGAGCGTTCGCGGGGTTTCCTCTCTACTTTTACCCCTTCGAGCTCGGAATCGGTAAGGAGGCAGAGCTCGGGATCGATCTCGGTGCTCGTCCGGTGAGCCTTTCGGACGACAGCCAGCCACTGTTTTTGGATGCCGTGCGACGTGAGGACGCGCCGCTCTTCGAGGAGCCGCTTGTCGAAAACGCCCTTCGATGCGGCGAATGAAACGATCTCCCGAAGTGTCGCGAGGTCGATGGAATTCACGTCGCAAAATAGGAGCTCCGCGTCCTCGTCCCAGGCGATCGCATAGCCTTCGGCGTAGATCGTTTTCCAGAGCTCGACGATACAGCCGACCCCTACGAGCTTGTACTTTGCACGGACGAGTTTCAGCTTCTGATCCCAGTCGGTCACGATGGGGAAGTAGGGTATTCCGGACGATTCGGGACGCGCCATCTCGGGCTCCTATGGGCAAGGGAATGCCGCCCCGCGGTCAGGCAGGGCGGCCCTGGTTCGTTCGGTCAGAACGGGATGTCGTCCGGGAAATCGTTCTGCACGGCGGCCGGCTGTGCGCTCCCCTGGCGGGCCGTTCCGTTGTTCGGCGGCGCGGACGCGGCTCCGGTCGTTTCGCCCTTCGAGTCGAGGAGCTGGATGTCCTGCGCGACGACGACGAGCTTCGAGCGTTTCTGCCCGTCCTGCTCCCAGCGGTCCTGGCGGAGCTCGCCCCGGACGCCGATCCGCGTGCCCTTCCGGAGGTACGGGAGGACCGATTTATGCCAGTACTCGATGTCGATCCACGAGGCCTCATCGACCCAGTCCTCGCCCTGTTTGGCACGGCGGTTGACGGCGATCGAGAAACGCGCTGGACCGTTGCCCGAGGGATTTTCCACGTCGCGGCCGAGGCGGCCGACGCCGGTCCAGGTATTCAGGTCTGCGCTCATGCTTGCCCTCCGTTTGAACTGCCCTGTATCGCGTCAGGCTGTACCGCCTGCGCGTCCGGATACGCCTCGAGGTACTTCGCCTCGAGTTCTTCTCGCCGCGCGTCTGGAATCGCGTATTTGGCCATGAGCCCGAAGGCGTTCTGGACGAGCACCGCGGCCACGGGATTCCGCGCCTTGATGTGCTTGTACATAGCCGACACCCAGAGGTCCCGATGCTCCTCGTCTGTGAGCGTCACCTCGAGCCGTTTCACGCCGCGGCCTCCTCGCCCTGCTCCGCTCGGCCCCGGAGGTCCGCGACGTTGATGACCTGCTCGACCATCGCCTGGATCTCCGTCGAGTGGCTGATGAGGATGGTCTGGAACCGGCCCGCCTCGCGGTGGGCGGCTTCGAGCATCCGCAGGTACAGCATGCGCGACTCGGGGTCGAGGGCGCCGTCCGCCTCATCCAGGAATACGGTCTGAAACCGCGTGCCGGTGTTGTGCGCGCGGACGATGGCGAACCCGTCATAGAGGGCCTTCCGGATCCACACGGCCTCGCCGCCTGAAAGCGAGTCGATCGTCTGCTCGTCCCCCGTTTCGGTGTCGAGGACGAAAATCTCGAAGTCCTCGACCTGCTTCGTCTTGGAGCCCTTGCCGGCGATGCGCGTCGTGCGGAACTCGATCAGGTACCGCGAGCCGTAGGCCTCCGCGAGGAGCTTGTTCGAAACGGCGGCGATGCTCGGGGCGAGCGCGTCGAGTTCGAGCGCCTGGATGCCATTCGGCCCGGCGGCGCGTTCGAGGAACCGCCAGTCCGCGACCTCGAGGGCGATACCGTCGCGGCGAACGCGCGCGGCGTCCCGTGCGTCCCGTCGGACTATGGCGGCGGCGCGACCGCGTTCGGCGGCCTCGACGTGGGCGCGGGCTTCGGCGGCGCGGACGCGGGCGGATGATTCTTCGGCCCGGATGGCCTCGAGCGCGGCGATGGCCTCGCGGTGCTGCGTGTTCAGGTCGGGCAGGCCCGCGGCCTCGCGCTCGAGCGTTTCGAGCTCGGGGCGTTTCGACGCGGCGGCGGTCTCGGCGAGGGTCCGGCGCTTCGTGGCCTCTTCGATTCGGACGACAGCCTCGCGGGCGGTTCGGATAGTCTCCTCGGCGTCGGCCCGGTCGGTCCACTCGAGCGACCGCTCGATCTCGTGGAGGCGGTCGGTCCCGGCGAACTTAAGGCGCGGCTCGGGCTCCTCGGGCTCTGGCACGGCCGCGAGGGTCGCCTCGGCGTCAGAGAGGACGGACGCGGTGCGCTCGAGCTCGGCGCGGAGCCGGTTCACTTCCGCGAGGTTCTTCCGGTGTTCGGCCTCGAGGTGTGCGAGGGCGTCGGGCGGGAGGGCTTGCCCGCAGGTCGGACAGGTGTCGGCCACGGGTGCGGCGAGGCGGGTCTCGGCGATGGCCAGGCCGCGGCCCGCCTCCGAGTGCGCGCGGCGGGCTCCGTCGACCGCAGCCTGCGCGATCCTCCGGCGGTCGTCGAGCGTCCGGCGCTCGGCGTTGAACCGTGCGACCTCCTCGTCGTGGCGCCGGCGTTCGATCGTCTCGGCGGCTTCGATCTCGGACTTCTCGCGCTCGAGCTTCGCGATGGACTCGAGCTCCGCCTCGGCGGCGGCCCGGCCTTCGGTGGCCTTGGTCGCCGTTTCGATCGTGTGGCCTGCGTCGTCGATCTCGCGGAGCAGCGCCGCGATTTCGGTGCGCATGGCCGCGGCCCGGTCGGAGCGCCGTTCGGTCTCCCGGACGCGCTGCGCGATAGCCTCGCGGTCGGCATCCGCGCGGGCAAATTTGCCCGCGGCCTCGGTGGCCTCCCGTTCGGCGGTTTCGCGGATGGTCGTGTAGCACGCGATGTCGGCATCGGCGTCCTGGATGAGCTCGTCCACGTCGGCTGCCGCGTCGATGGTCGCGTCGATGCGCACGAGGTCGGACTCGAGGGCGTCGGCCCGGGCCTTCGCGGCGACGCGGTAGCGGTCGAGGTAGTCGATCCCGGCGAGCTCGCCGAAAAGGGCCTTCCGCTCGCCCGCGGTGGCCGTCGCGAGGTCCGGCGCGTACTTGGTCGGGCGCTGCGTCACGAAGGCCGTGCGGAGGTAGAGCTCGAGCGAACCGAAGAGCTCGGTGACGGCGGCCTCGTAGGGTTCCTTCCGGCCGTTGATCCCGGGCATGGGCTCGAAGCCGGAGCCCGTGTCGCGGTAGAGGTAGTACTCCGTCGCGCCAGAGGCGATGTCCGCCCGGATGGTGATGAGCGCGCG